AAAGGCATACATGTTAGATTTTGAAAAGTTTATGAGTTTTACATTAGATGAAATAAAGACAAATGGCAACAACGGCAACTAGAAGCAATTATTGGATAGTAACAACCACAAGTACAACAACACCTGTATTTAATTTTAGGTACATTGTAGAGGTTGTAATAGGTGGAGTTGTTAAGGCAACATTGAAACAACCAAAGAACAATGCAGGTGCAGCTCATTTTAATATTGAGCGTATTGTAAAGAACTATACAACTGTAACAAATAAGCATGCTAACACTATCACAGGTGCAGTAGATTACAATTCTATACATTTGATGCCTAGAAATATTCCGAACCCATCAGCAGGCTCAAATGTTGATTATGCAATAAGCAAGAACGCAGGAAGTTGTAGGTTGGTTACATTAAAATTTTATGAGGAGTTTGCATCAACTGACGGTGGAACGATAAGCAGAACACCACAAAACATTGATACAACTTATGCGTTTATCAATTACGCAAATGAGTGGGAAGACCAAATGAACTTTAAATTTGAGTTGTACTCTCCTAAATCTACAACTCCATATGAAAAGTTTTTAAGCAAAATTCCATATGTAACAACACAACCAAACGATACAAGTGGAATGATTGCACATCTTACAGGTGCAGGAGATTATAGAACATTGTCATGGTTAAATGAGCGAGTAACTTATTTTTCAACAGGTGCAATAGGTTTTGAATACAAATTTTATAGTGAAACTCCAAACGCAGATTTAAGTAACTACACAGGGCAAATATACTTACCAAATACTGCAACTTATGGTGGAAAACAGGCAGGTACTGCGACAGGAAATGAGGATGAGATGCTTTTATTTATAGCAGCAGGTTATGAGAATGTTGCTAAAATGAAATATGTTGATTTAGGAGGTTACCAAATGCAAACAAGTGATAAGTATTATACTATAAGTGTAGGTAACGAAACAAGGTCAGCATTTGATAATACGTCAAGAGCTGCATCAACTGCTAAAATAGGAGATAGAGTTTATATCATAGCAGCAGGAGATACAAATTGGGTTGCAATGGGTTCTACTAATAACAATGTTGGAACTGCATTTATTGTTGATGCAGTTGGTTCAGGTACAGGTACTTTTTTTAGACTTATAAGTCCAGAAAGTAGCCAATATATAAAGCCTTTATTATTCGAAATATCTCAATGCTCAAAATATCCATCTCAATCAGTAGCATGGAAGAATAAATTTGGCACATGGGATTATCACTATTTCAATAACAATTCAGATGAGAGCATCTCGATGACTAGGTCAATCGAATACGAACGGAATGCAGGTTCATGGAATGCAGCAACATTCTCAATAGATAGCTTTGAAAGAGGAAAGGTGCAGAGCGTAAACGGAACAAAGCAGATAACAGTTAACACAGGCTATTTAGATGAAGCGTACAACGATTACTTTAAAGGAATGATGCAGTCAAACGATATACAATTAATTGCTCCTGTTGAGGTTGGCGATGATGGTGTGTTGCAAGAACCTGTACCTTTGATTTTAATCGATAGTCAATTCCAATATAAGACCACAGTCAAAGATAAGCTCATTCAATACTCGTTTACTTTCCAATACGCACATAACTTAAAAAGAATGATATAATGGTTCAGTTAGTTGTAAAAGAGCAAGGAGGAACTGATTTACATTATTTAGATGTAAGCGATGTATCTATACAAGATCTGGCATCGCAAAAGTCTGACTTTACCCAAGCGTTTACATTGCCATTTACACAAGTCAATAATGATTTCTTTAGTCATTTTTACGATGTTGTTTCAGTTGATGGTTCTTTTAATAGCTCTATCAAATGCGAGGCTGATATTTATGTAGATTCAAACATTGTCTTTAGTGGTTATTTACAACTGCTAAATGTAAACAATTCTACAAAGTATTATGAAGCTCTAGTCTTTGGTGTTATATCAAACATTGCAACATCACTTGATGAGAGGCAGCTTAATGAATTAGACTTGTCTGAGTTTAGCCATTTACTTACTGCTGCAAATGTAGAGGATTCTTGGAGTGGTAATACAACTTACACAACATCAGTAGGGCAAACAGGAGAGGAGATACTCTATCCTATTGCTGATTATGGTTATAACTACAACAATGCAAGTCTAAACGGAACAATTGACGAGGGTGTAAGTCCAACAAAATTAAAGCCTGCTATAAATGTTAAGGTGCTATTTGAGAAGATACTTGCATCAATAGGCTATACAATAAGCTCTACATTCTTTGCAAGTGATTTCTTTGCAAAGCAATACATGACATTGGCAAATGAAACTGAATCAGTTGCTACTACTTTTCAAGATGCGTTTAGAGTTGGTTTAAGTGCGAATAATACATTTACATCAGGATTCCCAACACCATCAAATACTGCTATTGATTTTGATACAGTTGGCTCATTTAATTTATTTGATTTAGGAGGTAATTATGACGAGTCAGCAACAACACCATTTTACGAAATTCCAATAACAGGGTTTTATCAGTTTAAAATAAACCTAAGATATAGTTTTGCAAATTCTAACAATACAACTGCTAAGTTGCAATTAAGAAAAATAGGTTCAGCAACTTATTCTCAAGAAATACAAGGTCAATTTAATGGTGTTAATAATGATTTTTTTAGAGTTGAAAATTCAGGCGAAGTTGTAGATATTACATCGGATGAAATATTCTTAAATGCAAATGACCAAGTTTATTTAGCAGTTAGTTTAAGTTCTGCAAGTGGTAATACATTGACGATATTACAACAGATAACTCCAGGCTTATCTAACTTTTCATTATTTGCAGCTCCAATACAAAGTGAGGGTTCTACTGTTGATTTATCAGCTAACAATAATATATTGCCAACTGAAAAGCAGGTTGATTTTATTAGTGCAATATGCTCTAGGTACAATCTTATTATTGAAATGGATAAGGATGTTGCAAATCAGCTTAATATAGAACCTGCACAAGATTATTTCGATGCAGGAACAAGTAAGGATTGGAGTAACAAAATAGATTTAAATAAGGATGTAAAGCTCAAGCCAACAAATGAGTTCAGAAAAGAACGCATATTGATGAGTGATTTAGAAGACGAGGACAGGCTTAACTATTATTGGCAGGATACATTTGATGAGGTTTACAATAGTTATACTGCTGATTTTAGTGGAGATTTTGGAAAGGATGATTTAGAAGTAAAGTCAATATTCTCATCTTGGAATACCAAAAGACCACAAGGTCATGACATGCTTATTGCATTACCTTATAAATGGGATAATGGCGAAGCTACTTTTGTAAACATTAAACCAAGATTGTTTGCTTATAGTGGTTTAAAGGATTGTCAGTCTTATAGATTTTATAGTTATACAACAGGTACTTATAGCACAAAAACATCTTATCCTTTTTGCAATCATTATTTAATGAGTGGCGATACTGTTATTTCTACTGATTCAGATATAAGGTTTAAATCAAAATACGCATACGATTTGCAATTTTATGTTGATGCACAACCTGTAAACGATACATATGCAAAGTGTTGGAGAAAGTATTTGAACAACATATATAGTAAGGAGGCAAGAATACTGACTGCAAACTTTTATCTAACTCCAGAAGATATTGCTCAGTTTAAGTACAACGATAAGATATTTGTACAAAACTCATATTATAGAATTAACAAGATTACATCTTATGCTTTAGGCAAAAACCAAAGCACAAAGGTAGAGCTGATAAAATCTATTGAGGGTGTGTTTAATGATTCAATGCTTGTTTTTGATTGTGACTTAGAATTATCATCAACAAATTTTAACGGAACTACATCTTGGGTAAATTCAGCAGGTTCATCAGCTACTCCAACACAAGCATGTTGCGAGGCTAACAACTTTAGCTTTATAGACAATGTTTGTTATTGGAATACAACTGTCTTGCCACAAGAACCTGTACCATCTCCAATAGTATTCAATCAAAATAAGAATGTAAATACCACAGGTGGCGAGGTTATAGTCGGACAAACTGCATCAAGCGTTGTGGTAAACGAAACAACTCAGATATACTTAGAGGGAACAGTTAGGAGAATAGGCGAGGAGGCAAAGACAAATGAGGTTCTAAGTTACGATGTAACAAATGACCATACTGAATGGGTAACACGCACAGAGTTTCCTAGCACAGTACCAATAAGAGGGCAGAACATAGGAACGATTTACGATACTGAGATGTATCTAACTGCTGCTGACTTTACAAAAACTGATTCTAATAGTGGTGCAGGTGGTGTAATGGCTCAATATGGGCAATACGTTACATCTCCAAGCTCTTCTGTAAACTTGATTTCATCGTTTCAATTACCTTTAGGTTATAGAGTAAATTCAGTTGTAGTTTATGGAGATAATACTGCATCAACTTTCTCAGTTAGGGTTTCAGAGGTAGACGATGCTACAAGTACAGAGGTAGGTGCATCAACTGCAATTAACTCAACTGTTACATTAACAGGTCAATATGCAGCTAAAGGTACTTATTGGAGTATAATAGTAGTAACAGGACATACAGGTAGATATGTATCAGGAGCAAAATTAATATTAGAAAGAGTAACAGCAGCACCATGATAAACGAAGTTATAAGGTTGGTTACATCTAACCAAATAAAAGAAACGGAAGAGAACAAAGTATTGTTTGGAGCTTACAAATATCCAACATCTATAAAAGAAGCATGGCAACAATTTAAAAAAGAGATATGGCAGAAGAGTACAAACTAAAACTTGTTGCTGATGTAGAAGCATTGCAAAAAAGTTTAGATGAGGTTAAGGAATCATTAGAGGAGAATGGCAAAGCAGCAGAGCAATCAAACTCAAAACTATCAGGAGGTTTAAAGAAAGTTGCTAAAGGTTTTAAAGGTGTAGGGCTTGCCATGAAAGCGATGGGTATTGGTCTTGTGATTGAAGCATTCAATTTCTTGAAAGAGATAATGATGCAGAATCAAACTGTTATTGATGGGGTTGCTATTGCAACTGAAACAATGGGAGTTTTATTTAATCAAATCACAAGTGTTGTTACTGATGTGTTTAATGCAGTAAGCAAATCTTCAGAGGGGTTTGAGGGCTTACAAAAGGTTGTTAGTGGTTTAATGACTATTGCTATATTTCCTTTAAAAGCAGCTTTCTATGGCATTATTTTAGGTGTACAGGAAGCTCAGTTGGCTTGGGAAAAATCGTTTTTTGGAGATAAAGACCCTGAAACAATAAAGTTGTTAAATGAAAAGATAGCTGAAACAAAAGAAAACTTGACTGAGGTTGTTGATGAGGTTGTTGTTGCAGGAGAACAAGTTGCAACAAACTTTGCAGAAGCAGTTGTAGAGATTGGTAATGTTGTTACAATAGCAACTGAGGTAGCAACTGAGGGTATTAAAAAAATATCTATTGAATCAGCAACTGCAACAGGTACTGCTTTGGCAAACGCAAAAAAGAATGCTGAACTATTAGAAGTACAAAGAGCTAAACAACAACTGCAAAGCCAATTAGATGCAGAGTTGCAAAGACAAATAAGAGATGATGTTCGTAAAACATTTGATGAGCGTATTGCAGCAAACGATGAACTAGGCAGAATACTAGAAGAACAAACTGCTAAAGAGAAAGAAATAGTTGATGAACGAGTAAGAATTGCAGCTCTTGAATTATCAACTCAAAAAGATTCTATTGCATTACAAACTGCATATGAACAAGCATTGCTTGAGCAATTAGATATTGAGGAGAGAATTGCAGGGCAAAGGTCTGAGCAATTAACTAATCAGGCAGCATTAGAGAAAGAACTAGACGAGGCAAGAAATGATATTAGGCTTTCAACAATGAGTGCTAGAGAGCAAGAGCTTGAATCACTTACTCAAGAGTATAATCTTAAAATTGAGTTAGCAAGAAAAGCAGGAGCAGATGAAGTTGCAATAACTAAGAAGTTTGAAGCAGATAAAAAGATATTAAGACAAAACTCGGTAAATGACCAACTAAGTGCAGCATCTCAACTTGCAGGAGCTTTGGGTGCATTGGCAGGAGAAAGCAAAGAGCTTGCAATTGCATCAGCAATCATTGATACTTATGTAGGTGCAAACAAAGCATTTGCTCAAGGTGGGGTTGTAGGTTTTATTGGAGCAGCAGCAGTAATTGCAGGAGGTTTAGCAAACGTTAGAAACATAATGCAAACTGAGGTCAAAGGTTCAGGAGGTGGTGCATCAGCATCAATACCGAACGCATCTCCAATAGGCAATACAATAGGGCAAGCAATACCTGTAAATGCTAACCTAAACGATTTAGTTAATCAAGGAAACGATACACCACCTGTGCAAGCCTATGTAATATCTCAAGAGGTAACGGATTCACAAGAAGCAGATTTATACATTAAAACTCAAACTGTATTATAATGAAAAAGAAAGACGAAGAGAAGCGTAAAAAAAGAAAGTACGACAAAATGAAATTAGTTGAGTTCGTGCTTAATGAGAACGATGCAGATGTTGGTGTCTTTGCTATTAGCTTAGTGGAAGATCCTGCGATAGAAGAAAACTTTATGTATTTCTCTAAATCTGGCAAGCCTCAGAAATTTGCAACATTAAGCGATGAGAAAAGAATTGTCATGGGTGCAGTAATGATTCCTGACATGCCTATATTAAGAGTTGATGCAGAGGGCGAGAAGTACAACTGCTTTTTTAGTAAGGAAACAATACGTAGAGTTGAGGAGCTTTACATGATTAATAGCAAACATCAATCTGCAACTTTAGGTCATGAGAGAGCAGTTAACGGAGTTACCACAATCGAAACTTGGATTGTAGAAGATTCAAAGATTGACAAGTCAGCTTTGCATGGGTTCAATTATCCTGTTGGAACTTGGGTTGCTTGCATGAAGATTGAGAACGAAGATGTTTGGAGCAACTATATAAAAGAGGGCGAAGTTAAAGGTTTCTCTATCGAGGGCTATTTTGATACAAAAGAATCTGATGGCATTAAAATGGAGAAAGAAGATGTATTAAGTAAGCTCAGACAAATCATCAAGGATAGCGAAAATAAAACAAAGAAAAACTAAACCTATTTAATAGAATAGAAACAAACCCTAGAAAATGGAAGCATTAGACAAAATCAAAGAAATTTTGGGTATGGTAGAAGTGGTAAGCGAAAACGAACCTACACCTGCTGAGTTATCCGAAGCAAAAGAACATTTAAAATTCGAAGAGGCAACTCTTGAAGATGGTACTATAATAAGTGCTGATTCATTTGAGATTGGTAACGAGGTGTTTATCGTTGTAGAAGATGAGCGTCAACGAATGCCTGTTGGAGAGTATGTTTTTGCTGATGGTACTTTGCTAGTAGTAGAGGAAGAGGGTATTATTGCTCGAATCGGAATACCTGAGGAAGAGGTTGTTGAGGAAGTAGTTGAGGATTCAAAAACTGAAGAACTTAGCGAAACTAACACCGAAACAAAAGACGCATTAGTGCAAGCAATCGGAGTGCTAGAGAATTTAGTACAGGAATTTGCAAGCATTAAAGAAGAGTTCAATACTTTGAAAACTGCAAAAGAAGAAGCAGTTGCTAAAGTTGAGGAGTTCGAAAAAGTGGGCGAGGAGATAACTCCAAGTCCAGAGGGAAAGACAACAGGAACTAAATCAATGGTTGAGTTTTCTAAGTTATCCCCACAAGAGAGAGTTCAATATTTAATTAATAAAAACCAAAATATTTAAGAAATGGCAGATTCGTACACTAAACTGTATGCAGGGAAAGCAGCAGCAGGGTTTATGAGTGCATCTCTACTAAGTGGAGAAACACTAGCAAAAGGTTACTTGACTGTACTACCAAATGTAGCATTCAAAGTAAACCTAAACAATTTTAATTTAGCAGCAGCAGCAGTAGCAGATGCAACTTGTGACTTTACAAGTGCAGGAGATGTTACTTACGTTGAGAAAGCTCTTGCTCCAAAGCGTTTACAAGTAAACAGAGCATTGTGTAAAAACGATTGGCTTTCAACTTGGGCAGGTGCAAACATGAGAGCAGGTTTAGATGGTACTTTACAATCTGACTTCGCAACTTACTTAATCTCTTATGCAGGTTCTTTAGTAGGGCAGCAAGTAGAGAAGTCAATTTGGCAAGGTGCAGCAGGTACAAGTGGAGAGTTTGATGGTTTCCAAGCGTTACTTACTGCCGATGGTGGTGCAGATGTAGCAGCAGTTGGTGGTGGTATTACTGCTGCAAACGTAATTGCTGAAATTGGTAGAGTTCGAGATGGAATTGCAGACGCAGTTTACGGACAGGATGACTTATGTATCTTTATGGGTACGGCAGCATTCAAACATTACATCTCAGCTCAAGCAGCTTTAGGTTACTTAAACCAATACCATGCAGGTGTAACTGAGTCAAACTTTGAGGGTATTCCAATTAAGTGGTGTCCGGGTATGGCAGCTAACGTAATGGTAGCAGGTCGTAAGTCTAACATGTTCTTTGCAACTGACTTAGAGGGAGATATGACTGAGGTTAAGCTATTATACCAAACTATGGTTGATGGTTCAGATAATGTTAATTTAGTAATGAAGTTCAATGCAGGTGTTGGTTACTCTACACGTGCAGACATCGTTCTTTACGCATAATTCGTTAAGGTATGGCATGTTTACTAACAAATGGTAGAGGCTTAGAG